CGATGAGAAGACCCTCGATGGTGGTCGTCTGGCTCTTGCCTGGGCCGGTGCTCTTGTCGAGGCAGACCCAATCATGGGCTTCGCTGCAAACTCTTCCACAGCCGGTGCGGGTTTCTACTCCGCTTACCTGCTCAACTACGACGGTATCAAGCTTTGCTTCCACTCCGACGCAGACTTCGCCGTGAGCCCCTTCGAGTACATCTCCGGCACGACCGCTCGTGCTGCTCAGCTGTACGTGAAGGCCCAGCTCCTGGCTGACTTCCTCGGCGGCCAGGGTCTTCTCTTCGATGCCGAAAGCTGATAACTAAGGACACAAAGGAGAAATACAATGGCTACTTCAAATCTACTCCAGAAGCTTGACGCAACAGCGTTCATCAGCAACATCTCTGGCTCACCGGGTTCCTACACCTCGGTTGCTATCCCCGACGTTTCCAACCGTCGGACCGTTGAGGTCTTCCTCACCGGTGGCACCGTGGCAGTTGGTGACTGGGTCCAGTTCAACACCGCCGCCTCCGGCGCGGCTCGCGTTCTTTCGGTTATCGCTGCATCCGCTGGCACCGCCACAGGCAATCCCCTGGTTGTCGGTGTCTGCATCGGTTCAGCTGAGACCGACGGTTCGCTGACATCCGGCAGCAAGGTCTTCGTGGTCACCGCCGGTTATGCCGAAGGTGCCAATGTGGATAACGCTGTCGCCGCCGCCGGTGTCGCCCTGGTGGTTGATAACACCGGTGCCGGTATCGCCAACGCCTACGCTGCGGCCGATACAGCTCCCATCTGCGGTATCTCCCTCGAGGCTGCAGCCGGTGGTCTTTGCGATGTTTGGGTCATAAACAACTTCTCTTGATGAGGAGGGGGGTTCCAGCTCTTCGGGGCTGGAACCCCTGTTGTGTTTATTGTATAGTTATGGGGGAGGCAATCTAAATGAATCTAACATCCATTCGTGAAAAAATCAAGAACACACTTGATTATTCCCCAGACTTACAGGGTTTCAACGACCAAATAGACCAGCTGGTCAATGATGCCTACCTCTCCATATGGACAATGAAGAGATGGACATGGAGCCAGAAACTCGCACTCTTCAAGTTTCTTCCAGACATCCTGCCTGAGAGGGATGTTATTGCTCCAGCAGTTAATGTCAATGCCAACGTCCAGAAGGGGTCACGAAGTGTCACATTCAGTGCCGCCATCGATAGGCTCACCCCTGAGGACTGGGAAGGGACAATCTTCGACCTCGACAACCTGGAATACACCATCTCCAAGGTCGTCTCGCAGAGTCAGATTCTCCTCGACAGGCCCTTCGTTGGCACCACAAACACAGATTCCACCGACTGGGTCATCAAGAAGCGCTACTACAAGCTTCCCCAGGACACTCTTGAGCTCCTCTCCCTCTCGCACAGGGACAATCCCAGTAACGTCGGTTCCGGGGCACTACCGCCCTACGGAAAGTTGCGTGCCATTCTTCCGAGACGTGATAAGGAGCTCAACCTTCGTACAGACTACAAGGCTGCCTATGCTGAGGCCTTTGTCTGGACACCACCGGCATTCGTGCCACCGGCCGAGAAGCTCACCCTGACAACAACCCTTCGAGAGCTTGAACCTGCAGCAGGATTTCCTGCTGGTTCTTACCTTGAAGTCTGTTGGGCATTCCTCACCGCTGACGGTCAGCTCAGTGCCCTCTCCTATCCGGAAGTGGTTCAAATGCCGGTCCAAAATGGCACTTACGCTGTGACGGCAAACTTCTTCTCCTGGGATGACCAGCCCATCGTTGCGGATTCCTTCCAGACACAGGACAGGGTACCGACACAGTATGAGGGCTTCCGCAAAGTCATCTTCTGGAACGAGAACTTCAACCGCTCCACCGGTGAAAGACTTGGACTGCCGGCCTGGAAGTTCTTCAATACGGGTGGTGTTATTCGCAACGTCTCCACATTCTTGGACAACATCATTGCCCAGGATACCGATGCAAGTGTCACAATCCCATTCTTCAACTGCATCGACCCAGGCAACAGGCGCTACATCGAGATTGACGGTCAGCACCTCCGTATCAGGCCCTATCCTCGAGTGGATGCCTGGGATGTGACGGTGACACAGCAGGCGGCCATTGTGGGTGGTCCTCCCAAGGTGCCTCAGGACTTCCTGCGGTTTGGTGAGATGAGATATGTTTACAAGCCACCCCTCCTGGCAGAAGCTACCGACACCCCTGAGATGCCTTACGAGTTTCATCAACTCATCGTCTACAAGACCCTGGAAGAGCTCTACCTGAAGTTGGGCAATGCTGCAATGTCTGATACTTACAGGCGCAGAATCGAAAGGGATGTGAAGAACCTGGAGAAGAGGTATTGTGACCATATCGACTCCTCCATTGTTCGTGGTCGATTCAACATCGGTGCCACCGAGGGATTTGCGAGTTATGATTATCAATCACTTCGGAGACTTAGCTAATGTTGGCCAAGAAGAGCATTCAGTTTGAGAATGCCGCCGGCATCGAACAGCGGTGGAAACCGGCGTCTTCCAATGCTGCTGATGACATCACAGCGGCAAGGTATGACCCTCAGGGTGGTGGCTGGCTCTTTGACCGTGGCATCGAACCCTGGTGGGACCAGGGCACGGCATTCACTCCGGGCTTAGAGACAGAGCTCCTTCGTGACTTATTTGCGGACAAAGTTGATTCACTCTATGTCTGGGCAAAGCAGAACACAGAGCAAGTGTATTACCTCGTTGAGAGTGGTGGTCGTCTCTACTACTGGTGGGGAAACAAGGGTGTCACATCGGCGGCTGGATTCCTGAATGACCTTGTTATTCTGGCATCGGGTCGTCACATTCCGAAACTCAATGAGCCAGGAACCCAGTACATCCCCTACGGTAATCGACTCCTCATCATCAACGGTTATGACAAGCCCCTGTGGTTCTATGGCCGTGAGAGGGTAAGAAACTTCGGTTTCACCCTACCAACGCCCACCCCAGAGCCCCTGGACATTCAACCTGGCTACCTCAGTGGGACTGAGGTGTTGGGTCAAGGTGTTGCCGCTCCAACCTTTGGTGCAAAGAGGTCAATCGGTCTTGGTTATGCCGATGACGAGGACCCCAACAACTTTGACTACAAGATGACATTCATCACTGACACCGGTGCTGAATCTCCCCTCTCCTCAGCTTCTGGCATCAGTTGGCAGACAGAGGCGGCAAGCTCAACCCAAAGAAAGTTTGGTGTCGTACTCAAACACTTACCAACGGGACCAGCGAACAGTGGAATTGTTGCAAGGCGACTCTATCGTACTAAGAACCAGCGTGTGGATACCACTACTGGTGCAGGTGATGCTGTCTATTATCTTGTCAATCAAATCAATGACAATAGCACAGATTTCTACATCGATATCATCCCGGATGGACAACTCGTAGATACCGCACCATCCATTGCCGACACATCCACCATCCAGACGGGTTACGCGTTTGGTGCCACCTGGAACGGTTCGGTATGGCTTGCTGGTGGTAGCCAGAATCCTACGAAAGTCATCTACTCGAAACAGGGCCTGCCTGAGCAGTTCGGTGCCTTTGACTACTTTGATGTCGGCAACACAGCCGGTGGTGCCATCACTGGTCTGACACCCTACTACAACAACCTCATCGTCTTCAGGCAAAGAGCCATCGACATCATCAGGGTGGGCAACGGTGGTCCTTACCAAGTCTCCCAGTTGAATCCTGAGATTGGCACAACAGCCATCAATACGGCAAAGCTTGTGCCAGGTATTGGGATAATGTTCATGGGTTATGATGGCATCTATGCAATCACCGGTGGTCTCGACGGTGGTTCAACCATCTCGGTGCAGAAGATAAGTGCTGGATTGGCAAAGGAAGTTGCACAGATAAGCATTGCCGGGCTTCCCAGAGCAACCGCGGTCTATTCTTCGAAGGAGCGTGAGTGGTGGTGCCACTTCACACCAAAGGGTGCAACCTGCAATCAGCGTGGTATCGTCTATCACATTGATAACGGACAGTGGAGCCTTCGACACAGCATTGTCAATAGCACAAGCTACCTCTGGAACTTCACCGCCCTGGCAGTGGACCCAACCGGCAACATCATCATTGGCACAAAACCCTTCTGGACCAGTGACCCATTCACCTTAGACCCTGTGCCTGATGGCTACCTTGTGGGT